GTCTTTCTTAACCCCTAGTCTGGAGATTGGACTATGGTTTTGAAAAAGCCGAAACCAAAGTACACGCGCACGCGCACGGGCGCGATAATGAAACAATAAAACGCAATCAGTGAGTCGGAGCGAAAAACAATGGGTAAGACTAGAGTAGATAGCGTCAATGGTCAGCTAGAACTACATGAAGCGCTAGCTAATAAAATAATGCCGCCTGATGGCGTAGAGCTTACAGATTTGGAGGTGATAGTTTTTGACGAGTTTATCGAGGCGCTGCCCATAGACCAGTGGGATAGCCAATCAATCAGGATGGCGGCGAGACTTGCGAAAATGGAGGTTTATTTTGATCACCTAGTATCAAGGCTAGAATCCGAGGGCAGTGTAATAACTAACGACAGAGGGACGCCGATCAGTAACCCAATGCACAGCGCCGTCACGACAACTTGGTCTACTGTAAAAATGATGCGTAGTACCCTGGGTATTACCGCAAGCCAGCGCACGCCAGAACGCGGCAAGTTAAAAGCAAGGCACGAAGCGGAGAAAGCCATAAAATCAACAAAGCCCAAACCCGGCGAGCGCCCTTCGCTTTTAGCCGTATAGTATGGCAGCTCTGCCGAAGTATATCCGGGACGCTATTATATGCGGTCCAGTGCCAAGAATTAGAAACTGGAAAACAGCAGTAACCCTTAGCGATGGCGAAAAGGTATTGCGGTTTGCTTACGACTATTTAGTTTTCCCAGAAGGCAAAATGATAGGCAAACCCCTAGAGCTTGATATTTTTCAGCAGGCTTTTATTTTAGCGGTATTCGATTCACCGATCCATATATCGAAAGCGCTGCTGAGTGTAGCAAGGCGAAACGGTAAAACTTTGGTAATGGCCGTTATCGCTTTGGCGTTTACAATCGGACCGCACGCGAGGCGTAACACGAGCATAGTCAGCGCTGCTATGACTAGAAAGCAAGCCGGAATACTCTATAGATTTATGTCTCTAATTTGTGCCATGAGTCCGAGAGTGCCAGACACTTGCTATCACGCTACCCCATCAACTAAAACGCTAATCGGATTAAAATACAACGTCGAGTATCAAGCGATAAGCCGCGATGCGTCTAGCAATCTAGGCGTGGGCATCTATGTTTTAATATTGGACGAGGCTGGCCAGATCGAAGCGGCTAATGATGATTTTCTTGATGCTATTTTTTCGTCGATGGGAACCTACGACGACGCCAGGACGTTTACGATTTCAACCCAGGCAGCTAGCGACGCGGCATATCTGTCGAAAGAAATAGATAACGCAGAAATGGATCAGCCTGCGAACGTAGTCTGTCACGTCTACGCAGCAGCTAACGACGAAATTATTAACCCGGCAAACTGGGCGCGAGCTAACCCGGCTTTAAAAGCGGGTTACAGATCGCTAGTAGATATAAAAACGGCTGCTAGGGACGCCGACGCTATACCGGCTAAGTCGAGCGGTTTTTTAAATTTATATTTAAATCGTCGAGTAGAGCGGCAAGGCCGATGGCTAGCGGCTAAAATATGGAAAGAGAATTCTGAAAAGCCGGACCCTAAAGTTTTTAGAGATAAGGGCGTGCACATAGGGCTAGATTTAAGCCAGCGCTTAGACATAACAAGCGCGGCCATGGTGGCGCGTTCGGATGACGGAAAAATGCACGTAAAATGTTTTAACTTTACGCCCGCTATAGGTTTGAAAGAGCGCCAGCGGCGCGATAAAGTGCCTTACGATGTTTGGGTAAAATCAGGCGAGCTTATTTTAGTGCCTGGCGAAACAGTTGATTATAATTGGGTAGCGCAATATTTAAAAATTCATATCGAAGAACAACGGATTTTAATCAAGTCGATAGAGTTCGATGCTTGGAAAATGGATATTTTTAAAGTCGCAGCTAAAGCGGAAGGGTTCGCGCAGACAACAGAATTTAACGAAGTGCGGCAGGGGTTTAAAACATTTACGGTTTTAATCGATACGGTAGAGACTTTGCTGCTGCAGAAAAAGATTCGCCACGGGTCAGCGCCAGTTTTAAACATGGGGGCAGCAGCGGCGACAATAATTTCAGACCCGGCACAAAACAGGAAAATAGTTAAGCCTAAGCCGGGGGCAGGGCCAAAAATTGACGCATTAGTCGCAATGATGATGGGCGTCGAAGCGGCAATGCCTAAAGTGGTACAGAGCTTCGACGCTAGCGCAATGATAGGCTAGACCCCATACTGTGCGGGCTGTACACTATGGGCTTGCCTTTTGTGGTCATTGTGTGATAATGAACGAATATGGATAAAAGCGTTGATATACAAGCTTTTTGGTTTAGCGCCGATTTGTGGAGCAGGAGCGAAGCCAAAGACTGGCTAGCGGAGAGAGCATTAGCGCGAGATGTGTACCGCAGCAGAGAAGAAAACGGGGCCGTAACACATCACATATACCCGCAGTTTGACGTCAGCGAAGGCATAGAAAATACGTGGCGGGTTTTGTCCGACGACTTCCCCGCAGGGATCACAGCGACAACGTGCGAGAGAAAGCAGATGAAACAGTTTACCAAAGGAACTCAGTCAGCCGATGACCCTTTCAATTTTGTGCTGTCCGATGAAAGCATCGACCGTATGGGCGACGTTATCTACGCAGACGGCTGGGATTTAAAAGACTTTCAAAAAAACCCGGTAGCGCTTTTCGGGCATGACCACTCGAAGCCAATAGGCGTTTGGGAAAATGTAAGAGTCGAAGGCAAAAAACTACTGGGCAGACTAAAACTAGCAGCTCAAGGCACTAGCGCTGAAATTGACACGATTCGCAGCCTAGTGGAGCAGAGAATTCTTAAAGCCGTTTCCGTGGGTTTTTCGCCGCTAGAGTATTCGCAGCGGGACGACGGCGGTTATAATTTTATAAAACAAGCTTTGCACGAAACTAGTTTGGTTTCAGTTCCGGCAAACGCGAACGCACTAGCCATTGCCAAGTCTTACGGCGCTAGCGCCGAGTTCATGAACAAACTAATCAAGTCTAATGGTCATATCACTGCGCCAAGACTTGAAAGTGAAATGCTCAATAAAACTATCGATAACATTGACCGTTTTTTAGAGCGCTACTAGACCGGCTTTTGCTGGCTGCCTAACTTTTAATTTTTGGATGACACAACATGAATATTGCAGAACGTATTAAAGAAAAAAAAGCCAAACTAGTAGCGATCAAAGACGATATGACTGCTATTAACAAAAAACTCGAAGCCGATTCTAGCTATGAGCTAACCGACGACGAGAGCGCCCGTATTGAGTTACTTAATGGGGAAGTCGAAGCGCTAGAAAAAGCGATTCAGAATTTAGCATTAGTAGAAAAAAGCATTGCAGCTAGCGCGCAGCCGATAACAGGCTCGCAAGTTTATCGAGGTATAGCCGCAGGGCCGCACGCAGTAAAAGAATTACCAGGCGCGCTGATTGCTAAAGCCGCGACAGTGCAGCTAATCTCACATTTAGAGAAAAAGCACCCCGATCAAGTTATTGCGGAGCGTTATCAAGACGACGACCGCATAGCGCCAGTGCACAAGTTTTTGGTGAACAAAACTGCAGCAGCGCCAGCGAATACGACCGAGGTAGGCTGGGCGAACGAGCTAGTGAACGACGACACGGGCGCTTTCTTGGCTTCCTTGGTCCCTGTATCTGCGTATGCAGCACTACGAGCCGCAGGCATCCCGCTAGACTTTGGCGGCGCTAACTCCATCACTATTCCGCGACGTGGTGCCATGGGCACAATGGCAGGCGCGTTCGTTGGCGAAGGCGGCGCGATCCCAGTTTCGCAGATGGCGCTGGCGTCTACGCGCATGAATCGTTTTAAAATGGCTGTAATCAGCACTTTTACGAACGAATTGCTAGAGCGTTCTACGCCGTCTATCGAAGCGCTAGTACGGCAGGCGATTGTAGACGACACTTCTACAAGTTTAGATAACGCGCTGCTAGATACCCTAGCTTCAGTGACAGGCGTGCGCCCGGCATCTATAACTAACGGCGTTACTGGCGTAGCTTCGGCTGGGACGACTGCAGCAGATGTTATTACTGACCTAAAAGTACTGATGACTACGCTGGCCACAGCCAATGCAGGCGTCAGACCGGTATTGTTGATTAACCCAGCGCGGTTAATTAGCTTATCTATGCTGACTAATGCGACTGGCACGTTTATTTTTAGAGACGAAATAGCAGCGGGCAGATTGATGGGCGCGCAGTTAATTTCCTCAACTAACGTGCCTTCGGCGCAGGTTATTATTGTAGATGCGGCATCTTTTGCGGCTGCTAATGATACGCCTATGTTCAATGTTAGTGACCAAGCAGTTTTAACCATGGCTAACGCCGACGGCACAGCGCCAACGCAAGCAGGCGACGCCACAGATGGCACGGGCGGCGATCTGGGAACAGCGGGCCAAGTGCCTCCCGGCGGTGGTATGGCTATCACGGGCGCAGGTACTAGCGCGCTTTCTGGTACGTCTACGACTAACGTGCAGGCGGTTAGCATGTATCAGACGTATTCAACAGCCGTGCGGATGATACTGCCGACGTCATGGGCTATGAATCGCCCCGGTTTAGTTAACCGGATCACTGGCGTAGCTTGGTAAGCGCTTAGTAGCTAGATGTTAAAAGGGGGGCACTTGCCCCCTTTTTCTAATTATAGACGGAGCGCAATATATGGCTAGGAATGTTTGGGTATGGGACGGCTTAAAATATACAGAGCTTAGAGAAGCCGATGCGGAAATACTCGTGAAAGAGGACAAAGCCCAGCATTTAAGTTATAAAATGGTTTCGTCGCTAGAGCTTAAATTAAGACGCAATTTTACGGGTTATTGGACCCGAGAAATGCGAGCGGAAGCAGGCTTACTCAATGAGCCAGTCGAGCTAGCCAGTAAACCTAAAACGGCAGCTAAAAAATCGAAACACAAAACTAAAACTAATTAAGAGCTAAAAAAATGCAATTCCCGGCGCTAAATCGATCAGTTAAAGCCGTAAGGAAAGCATTAGGCTTTCCCATAGCTAGCAGTGGCGTCCCTGTAGATTGGCCGTTTAATTGGTGGCAGCAGGGTAACAACGCGGGCAGCAGCGGAAAGAATATCACTACACAGGCTTGCATATCCGCATACGCCGAAACGATGGCTATTCTATGGCCTGCGCACTATCGATATTCCCCCGACAATGAAAAAACAAGGGTTAGAAATTCTGCAGTAGCTAAAACGCTAAGGCATCCAAACCCTTATCAAACCCGTTCTGATTTTATGCTAAATTTAGTCTCCCAGCTTTTTACGGACGGTAACGCCTACGCTATAGGCTATCGAAACGAGCGAGAGCAGATCACAGAAATGCACTTGCTGCAGCCTGGAACGACAACACCTTACATCGATCCCGAAACCAAGGCGGTTTTTTACGCTATAGGCTCTAATCCTTTTGTTTCAGTTGATTATCTTGTCCCTGCTAGGGACATACTACACGTAAAACTATACACGCCTAGGCATCCGTTAATAGGAGTTAGCCCGATAGTTAATACTGTTATGGCTATGGCCGCAAACAACGCTATAACGGCGCACCAATCCACTTTTTTTAATAATATGAGAAGGCCGTCAGGCGTGCTAAGTTCTGATATGGAGCTAACTGCGGTTCAGATGACGCAGCTTCGCACAGCGTGGGACGCGCAAAGCAAAGACTTAAATTCCGGCGGCGTGCCAATTTTGGGTTACGGGATGAAGTGGCAGCCAATGAGCGTTAATTCGCAGGACGCCCAGCTAGCGCAAGCGTTTAATATGTCAGTCGAGGACATAGCAAGGGCGTTTCGCGTGCCATTACCTCTAGTCGGCGACTTACGCTACGGCACTTACAACAATGTCGAACACTTGATTAGCACTTGGCTATCTATGGGTTTGGGTTTTGTACTGGAACATATAGAACTAGCACTAGATAAGTTTTTCGATTTGGCTGATAACGATAACATCGAGTTCGACCCGGACACACTTTTACGCACAGACTTTAAGGGCCGAATTGAAGGGATAACTAAAGGAATTCAAGGCGGACTTTACACTATAAACGAGGGACGAAGCCGCGAAGGGCTGCCCAAAGTAGCGAACGGCGATACACCTATGCTCCAACAGCAGATGGTCCCCCTAGGCTGGACAGAAGAACAGGCTAGAATTGCTGCGGCAGCAGAGCCCACTGTTGTTGATCCTGTCATTGACGAAGACGAAGACGAAGCCACTAGAGCCGCCACTAATTTTTTGAGAAAAACACTTAATGGATAAGCCGACGAAAGCAATTTTAGGCGCAGTTTCGGACGTACTAAAAGACGAGCGCGGTCAGACCGAGCAGAAATTTACTGAGCTTAGAAAAAACTTAGGCGCTAGCGAAGCCGAGTTAAAAGGTTTGCTGGCAGGTATTACAGATGCGCTAGAAGAATTTACGTCTAAAGCGGCGAGCAGCGACGACGTACAAAAGTTAGAGACTAAGCTAAGAGATTACGTAGGCGATTGCCTAGCGCGACTTGCTAGCGATGAAAGTTTAACCCTAGCGATTAGCGATTTCAAAACAGGTCTTAGCGAACTAGAACAAAGCTCTAAAGGGTTGGTGCTAGAAAGCGAACGCACGACAGCGGCAGTAGAAGAACGCCTTTTAAGCGCCGTAGATAAGTTTAATAATTCAGCGACTAAGTTCAATAGTGATTTAGAAATTATTAATAAGCGGCTAGACGAAATGCCGACGCCTGAACCTGGTAAGGACGGTTTAGATAGGGTTTCAATTCTGCCTAGGCACATAGCAGAAAATACGCGGCTAGAGAAAAACGAGATAGTAATTCACAATGGCGGTCTTTTTCAATCTACGAAGAAGACGCTAGGTAATCCAACAGTAGATCCAATGGCTTACCAGTGTTTGGTAACTGGCGTCACAGAGATAAGATCATTACACAAACCAAAAGAGCGCACTATAGAGCTATGGGCGCGTCTAAGCGATGGGTCCGAAATACTAGC